CATTTTGTGTTAGTTCTTTAAGAAAAAATTTCTCCTTGGCTCTACGTTGACTTAAGCACACATTGTTTTTAACTCTACCTCTGTCAGTTTTTTTATAACGTGCTTTTGCTTCTGCACTTTTACCTGATTTTTTATAATAATCTTGATAAGCTTTGTAGCGATCAGTCTGCTGATAGGCTATTATACCAGCTTTTCCTTTTTCGCTTTGTTTATATTTACGCATAGCCTTCTTACTTTTATCGGATTTATTCCATCTGCTAATTCGTTCATTCATCTTTTGTACAGATTCAACACCATGCCAACGCTCCTTACCTTCTATCCAAGAATAATAAAATAAACCCTCTATAAATGGATGTGGTTCATTACGTTTGTAAGTGCCTCTAGGGTTGCCTGTCTGTAAAGCTGTCTGCCTAAGTAACTTATTTATCCTAAAATCTTCTATCGTCTTCATGCTTCCAATACATCTCTTGCTTGTGCCAAGTTCTTCGGTGCTATCTTTGCGTACCTCATCGTCGTTGTAATCGAGTTATGACCGAGCCATTCCTGAACGACTCGTATGTCAATGCCTCGCTGTACTAATCGAGACGCACAGGTATGTCGTAAACAATGCGGAACAAACTCCTCGTCATGTCCAAGACCTATCAGATACTTCATATCCCGCCACACATGGTTCAATACATCCTGTGTAAAGTCGAACAATAAACCGTCGTCTGATGTTTTATTATTTTTTAACACTTCCAATGCACGACGGGTAAGTGGCACGGCTCTTGATCGTCCGTTCTTGGTTTGCCACAGATACATCATACCCTGGTCAAGATCCACATCCTTACCGCGTAACTTGAACAGTTCTCCCGTCCTTGCACCGGTATCAATTAGCACCTTGCAGAACTCCGCCACATTACTGCGTCCCATCTCGACAAGTTTATCGAGTATCTTTGTCTCTTCTTCTTCCGTTATCCAACGCAGTCTGCCTTCGGACTCCTTCTTGCGTTCAATGATCGGTAAACGGTCGATGTAACCGCGTCTGTAGGCGTGTCGTAACATCTTACTTAAAGCCGCTAGACGGCGGTTAATCGTGCCGTTTGATTTACCATCCCTCTCGAGATCCAATACAAGATCATCGATCATTCGTTCGTCTATCTTGCGGATACTAACGGCGTTCCCAAACCGTTCGCATACATCTTCCGCTAGTTTCAACGACCCCAATCCACTCTTCTGCCCGCGCCAATGTCTTCTGTATACTTCGTCAGCTATTTGTGCTATTTTCATTCGTTTTCCTTTTTCTTAACTTTTCGTTCTTAAAATACATCTGCGACTTCTTGCGATCTCTTGGTTCGTTCGTCCGTATGACGACTATCTCGCCGTTCTCGTCGCGTAGATAATTACCGTTCTTGTCCTTTGGAAACTCCTTTACCTGGTTCCTCGTCCAAAATGCATCGTAACCTTTTATCACTTCCTCTAAAGACGGAAAGCTGCCGGTCATATGCATCCAATCTCCTTGGCGTATATCATTTACCTTCCAAGTAGCCTCGGGTATATCCGTTGAATCATTATCATGTACCGATTTGTGGCTCATATTAGTATTCGTTTATCAACGCTGGACACGCCAGCTTCGGAGATATGAACGTCATTGGTATCAGGTGTAAAGCCTTTTCTTTCTATCTCCCATACCTCGCCGTCTAAATCGTGGACCATAGCCGCTTCATTCTCGAAACGAAGGTCGTCGATTATAACGGGATGATACTCCTGAAAAAACTGCTTGGTCAACATACGACGAACAGAGTTTACCCATATGTCCTGGTCAATCGTTTCCCTGCCCCATTCCGTACCCAGTGTCTGTAAAAGGAATCTACCCGTTACTCCAAGATGCGGAACAATCGCGTTCTTCTTGTCTCCGAATACATAGTCGCTACCTGCTATCTGTTTGAGCATCTGCTTAATCGGCGTAGCAAACGAGATAACAACGCCGTTTTCGCCGGCTAAGAACTTCGCATAGGTCGATTTACCAACGCCTTTCGGACCGGTAAGTGCTATTAGTTTTGGTTTATCTCTCATTCTATTATAAACGGTTTATGTTCCGTCGTAGTAGGGCGATCCATAGTGGTCGTAGTCGGCGTAGTCCTCGCGATCTCTTTCGCGTTCTTCCCACGCTTCAAATAAGTGATAACCGTCGTCATGAACTTCTTCATCGCATTCATCATCATAGTCTTCATCAGGATTCATCATTTTCTTGGTTGTGGTTATAGTTACAAAAGGGACAAGGACTGCCGTCTTCAGGGCAAGAATAGCCGAGGTCAGACGGACAGGTGTCCCATATCTGCGGTTTATTAGATGTACATGACACTGCTGTCAATAGGATTATTGGTATTATTCGTTTCATAATTGTTTTATTAATGTTTTGAATGCTAGTTCTGCGGTTTGTGGGACGACTCCATTGCCCAGCAACCTAAGTCTGTCGATCCGATGGGCAGTCCCATTAGACACTCCACCCAATCCGGTGATAACTGTTCTCGACGGTTCCCATCCGTACTGCTCTTGTCCTGGTCGTGCTGGCCATTGTGTTTCTTCGCTTCCTCCGACAACACTCGACCTCCCGTCCCTGGTTTGCGACTCCCTGGATTCCCTGCTCGCGGCGACGGCCACATCTTCAGATCTCGACCCAAACACTTCTGATTCGAATCTATTCTCGTTCTCGCCCCCTCCACATGATCCGACGCTTGAGGAGTAGCCCAAGATAAACACGCGTTTACGGCGGTGTGGAGCGCCGACTTCTTCCGCACTAAATATTCCTGTCGCCACTTTGTAACCATCTTCTTCCAGGTCGCTGATGACTGTGGACAATCCAAGCGTGATGTGTCCTTCGACATTTTCGGCGAAAACCCATCGAACTCCAATTGTATTGATGTGTTCTCGGAGCTTTGGCCATAAGTGCCTATCGTCGTCCTGTCCTTCGCGTTTACCGGCAGAGCTGAACGGTTGACAAGGATACCCACAAGTGATGCCGTCCACTTTTCCTCGAAAACTTTCTGCTGGGAATGTCGCAAGGTCCGACCATATAGGCGCTGTATCCATGCGTCCTTCTTCCATCGCCTTGACCAATACTGCCTGGACATAAGCTTCCCTCTCGCAGTAACAGACCGTTCTAACATCGACTTTAGCTCGCTTGATTCCCCATTCCAATCCGCCATAGCCGGTACAAAAGCTGATAATGTTTTGGGTATTATCCACATCGTTCATTGTTCCGTCGTTTTATGGCTCGTCTTGTCGCGTTTAATTCGTCGCCTACTAGATCAAGCACTTCTTTTCGTTGTTGATTACTGTAGTTATCATTGTCGATCATCAGCTTCTTCAGTAGGCCGTGGATGTACGACATTGTGTGTTCCTGTACCCGATATACAAGGTTGGTTGTTTCTTCTTTCTTCATCTTCGTTTTCTTTCATTATACATTCGGCACAGATGTTGCCTTCGCGGTCACGCCCCTGAAGCTCCAATCCACACCATATACATAGGTTCTCATCGTCCATCCTAATCGCGATACAAAAGCGCTACGATTAAGACTAACAAAAGAGTAGCCGTCATAAAACCGATCATCGTCATCGCTTCACCTCGTCGTTTATAACCGCTACACGGCGGTCGTGTTCGTGTTGTAAGGCTGTTAATCGCTCCATAGCCGCGTTGTTAGTTGCGATTCTCTCGCGTATACGGCCGTAATGGTGGATCAAGGCGCGTATTTCAGCCGTTTCTAATTCAGTTACTGGTGTCATGTTTTCCTTTGGTTGATTGTTAATAACCGACACGATGTAAAAAACAGATACATACGCAAGTCTTTTATTGCAGACACACGTAAGATTTTTAAAAGCTGCAGACACACGTACGCCTTTTAAGCGCGCTCGAGGCGGCGGTCCAGGCCGCGGTCTATTTGGTGTAAATACAGGCTGGGTTGACTTGTGAAAAATAATTAGATGATTAAACGGCGGAAATAAACGAACGACGGAAATAAACGAAAGATTCAACCGGTTCAAATGGTTTTTTGGTTTACCTTGCAAATCTGAAGTCAAACTTTCAATTATCCAGGATAAGGCCTTGAACCCTTGCAAGGGACCCTTGAAAGAAATAATTACAAAAAAGCTTGCAACGGTTTCGGCTTTTCTATTTTAAGAGATCCAGGTGCGGCAATTAAGCCGGCCTTAAAACAATAAAACAAATGAATCAAAATACACTAATAGTAAAAATCGAAACGAAATACGGTAACCGGTTAATATATCCAAATTGCCCGTTGTCGCTGGCCTTCGCCGACTTAATCGGAAAAAAGACATTAACGCCGCAAACGGTCGACAAGATCAAAGCAATGGGATTTACCTTTAAAGTAGAAAGTGAGGAAATCTAAAATGAATGATAAAGAAAATCGACAATTAACAATAAAAACAATTGCAACGGCCTTTTTAAAAATAGGTGCGGACCGGCTGCCGAAAGATATTACCGGCGAGGAAATAGCAAATATCTTTCCGGATCTTTTTAATAAAGATTTCTTCCTGGTCAGTGAATCGACCGTGGCCCGTCGCTATTCAGCCAATAAACAAAAGACATTTGAAGATGAGGAAAAAGCCGCGCTTGCAACGGCGTTATGGTGGTCAATTACGGCAAATGCAAATCCTTACAAGATATCAATTGCAACAATGCTATTTTGGGAGCCGCGACAAAAGGAAATATTCCAGGCGATTGACAAAATATTCACGCCGCTTGCCGGATTGCTTGCAAACTTAGATAAAGACCGCGCTAAATTGTCAGCAATGGGAGCCTATTAATATGAAAACAATATCAAAACGTTTCGATTTATTAGCGATAGGCGGCGACCCTAAGACAAGGAAAGGGCAAGACCTCGGCTGGTTAACTGCCATTTTATACTTGGTTCCTGCAGGCCAGTTAGGCACGAAGAATCTTTGCCCCTGGGCCGGCGCTTGCAAACAAGCTTGTTTATTTAACCAGGGCCGCGGCAAAATGTCGACGGTTCAAAAAGGCAGGCTAAGAAAGACTAAGTTATTTGAGAAAGATCCCCAACAATTTGTCGACATCTTGAAAAGTGAAATAAAAAAGGCCGTCATTTGGTCCGTAAGTCAAGGATACCGGCTTAGTGTTCGTTTAAATGGCACGTCTGACGTTGCTTGGGAAAAATACGGTATTATAGATTCATTGCCAACGGTTCCTTTCTACGACTACACAAAAGGATCTCATCGCGTCGAAAAATATCTTGCCGGCAAGCTTCCTGAAAACTATTCCCTGACATTCAGCCGCGACGAAAGGAACCAAGCAAAAGCCGAAAAGCTAGCGAGCCGCGGCGCGAACGTTGCCGCCGTTTTTTCCGACAAGCTGCCGGAGCAATGGCAAGGCATGCCGGTATTAGACGGTGATATTAATGACCTAAGATTCCTGGATCCAGCCGCCCATATTGTAGGCCTTAAAGCAAAAGGGACCGCAAAAAAGGATAAATCCGGCTTTGTTATTCATAACTAATAGAAAGGCTTTAAAAATATGAAAAAAGAAAAATATGATTCAACCGGTTTTCACGTTCTTACCACCAGGGAAAAAATCGGTATTTGGGCCGTTTCAATTGTCGGGACCATTCTTTGGTATTTTATGATTATCTTAATACTAGATCAATAAAAGCAGCTTAGTTTTAACTAAAAGCCGGCTTTCAACGCGTTTGAAGCCGGCTTTTTTGTGTCTCGATTTAACGCGATTAAGGCCGCCGCGATTAAATACGATTGAAAACCGTAAAAGACGCGATTAAATACGGCGGCTTGTTTACGGTATGCACGAAGATTTAAACGCGGTCCAGGCTGCCTTGCCGCACGTTTAAAGCCGCGTTTAAGGCCGGCAAAAAACGAGGTATTAAACAAATGTGAACGCCGCGGCCATAATCGCAGCCTGGACCACTGCAAAATGGATGCTTTATCCGTCGCCAACCGTTGAATATCAATTACTTACGACACCGCCCGCCACCTTATCGACCTTTAGACGGCCCCTTGGGGGTATCGACACGGTTAGTAAGCGTATACAGGCTCTCAGATTTTTGTACCAAAACTTTTCGACCCTAAACGCAGCCCCATCGCAGCTTAAACGCTCGTTATAACAAGCATATCGCCTATAACGCAGCCTCAACGCCGTTATATCGGGCCTAAACCGCGTTTAAAGCTTGTTATATCGTGCCTAAAACGAGTTGTATAACGGCGAACATGGTATCGATAATAAGATCCCTTTCAACGAAGAAGAGAACCATAGCTATGATCCACCTTATCTCCGTCTGAAACTCGCTCACAGGTCGCCTTTAAGCTCCTTAAAACGCAGCTCATCAACGATCTTCTTTAGGTTCTCTATTTCCTTTTCGTAGAAGTCCAGCCTCATATTCTGTTGTGCGTCGTCAGGAAGCGCTCCCAGCTCGCCTCTAGGCCATTTAACACGAAACTCACTGTTCATGTGTATATCGTCTTTAAGGCGGACTATTTCGAGTTCCAGGGCGGATATACGGTTGACGATGACAGAGTAGGACCAAACCGCTATAGCGATACCAGCGACGAGTTTGGCGGCGAAAGCGGCGTTGGCTTTGATTTGGGTAGTGTCGTCAAGTTTCATCGGTTTCCTTGCTGTTGATGTAATTGGTAAGACCGGCTTTCATCGCGATGTTAATGTAGTCATCATCGGTCGCTTCTT